TAGGAGAACCCGGAGGAGTAGTTGTAGGGGCAGCGGGCGGCGGTGGGGTCATCCCCGGCCCAGCAGCAGCGGGAGGCGTCCCTGCCCCTCCTGTAGCCATCGGTGGCATCCCTGCGGCAGCGTTGGGCTGTGCCATGGGAGCATACGTATCCGGTGGCTCAATCACGCGAACAGTCGGCTGCAACGCGAGGAATGCAACCTTGTTCTCGATAGCGGGCTTCACTAGGTTGATGGGCGTGGTGAGGGACGAGTCAGCGTCACCCGCTCGTGGCTGGAAGATGGAAGACATCGCAGCCGAAATGCCGGGAACATTGCCACCCTTCCGCATGTCTTTCAGGGTAGCCCCACCGTAGAAGGTAAGCACCTCGTCATAGCTCTGATTGCGGGTGTTGTCACGCTTCTCAAGTGCGGCCTGCTTCATGACAAGCTCCTGCACTGTCAGCTTCTTGATTGCCTTCTCTTCAGCCATTCGTCACCTCCAACGTACAACCTTCAGGTTGTTTTATCCACTTTGTATAGTATACCACACCTTCTCAGTGGAAGGCGGGATTTGTGAACGTCTTCCCTTTCCTCATGCCAGAACTGCGGTACTTGTTCTTGTTCAGGTTCATGTGCTGAGTAGACAGCCACATAGCCATCACGAGGTCGTTCGTACCCTTCGGGTACAGCAGTAGGTCAGAGATGAAGTCCTCTGCCTTCTCTTGGTCGCTGGACTCCTTGTACGGGATGCGGAATCGTCCGTCCTGAATCATGGCACCCATGGAGTATACACCAGCCTCAGGGTCGTTCTTGTTGCCGCCGCCAGTGTCATGGTCCACGATGATGCTGCGGTCGATGAACGGCTTGATGCGGTCGTTGTTGACCATCCACTTACCGAAGGCGTTCTTCTCGACCACACCCTTCGCATAGTGGTACTTCTCGTAGAACCCCTCAATGCCGTACCTATGAGAGCCATCAAGAAGGTGGTCAAGCATGCGGTCGAAGTTCTCCTGCATCTTCAGGTAGACGATGAGGTAAATGTTCTCATCCTCACCCGTTGGGTCATATCCCAGTACGACATATGCGCTGTACGCACTCCATCTGGACTTACTTCCAGAAGCAGGGTCAAAACCCAAGTGAAGTTGCCACGACTCATCCACATCCCCGAAAGACCGTTCTTTGTCCAAGCAACCCTTATGATTGACACGGATTCCATTGTACTCTTCCTCAGTCCCACGTACCCATGCTTCACGGAAGGCCATCTCCTCTTCGTTGTAGGCGATGTTGCGATAACGCTTGTTGAATGCGAGGATGCCGATGGACTTCTGCTCACGCTGGAGGTCCGACACCGACAGCATCTTCGGTGACAGCGACACGGTGCATGCCTTGTCCTTGTAGCAGTCGAACTTGAGACAGGTGAACGTCGGGTCCTTCTGAATCATGGCATACAGGGCCTCCGGGTGGAAGATGGTGCCCACGAAGCCAGTCGCCCAGTAGCGAGCCGTGCGGCTCCACCTCACATGACGGGGGATGAGGACCTTTCCCATGTTGTCTCTAGGCCACAGAGGTCGGGCTGACGTAAGAGGTCCGATTCGTACCCATTCAAGAAGCTTCTCTCTCTGGTCAGGTGTCCTAGCCGTGTCTGGGGTTTCAACGTCGTCAAGGTAGACCTTATCGGAACGCTTACCGAGTGCGGCGTGGGAGTTGGTGCCGAAGAACTCGAAGTTCTCTCGCACATCCCTCCAGTCTCGCTGCTCGACGGAGAAGGCGTTGTTCGACCATGGGACACCCTTATCCGTAGGCTTGAAAGTACCAAAGTCCTTGACCAGCCGTGGGTTCTGGAGTTCCCGTCGAATCGTTGTACTGAAAGAGAAGGCTTCAGTCTCGTTCTTCCCAATGTACTGGTTTCGACTGTTAGGGTTGTCACAGATTTCCATGACTGGTAGAACGCGAGTCGAAACAACCGTCGTCTTACCGAAACCCGCAGGCCAAAGAATGAGGACATTTGGCTTCTCCCAGTAGTAGGGGCTGACACCAGCATTTCCGCCATGCTGAATCCAGCCGTTCTCAAACATCCAGTCCATCTCGAACTCCTCAATGAACTGGTAGACTTCCGGCTCTGTGTGGAAGCGTCCACGGAGGAACTTGAGGCTCATCACCTGATACGGGTCAAGCTCAAGGTCTAGGTAGTGCCGCGCAAAAAGCTCCTCCGCGTACATCGAGTCGAGAAGGAGGTACTTGTACTGTTCTTCGTCGTCTAGGTTGCGGAATGCGAAGTCTGGGTCCGTCTTCCGCTCGCGCTGCTTCATTGTCATGAAATCTCCCCCATGATGGTACTGTGAAACGCCCTACGCTTGAACTCCTCGTAGGTTATCTTCTCCTTCAGGCAGTTCGGGTTCTTCCGGTCCCATCCATCTGGGTCCAGAACCACAGCCCCCTCCTCTCGGAGGAACCTGTCTCTCCATCCGTAGAAGTCTCTAGTCTCTGGCTTCCCAGCCATGGCAGTACCCCTCATCCGGCACGAAGTTGTCATGAAGCTGACAATACTGGTCAAGCTCCATGTATTCCTGAATCGCGCCTTCGTGCTTCTTCCACTGCAAGTGCCACTCCTGAATCAGGAACAGACAGTCCTTGCAGAATCCTTTGATTCGCGGGCGCGGGCTAGCATAGTGTTCAAGCCCTGAGAGCATGGTGGTTAGAGGAGTGGTCATTCTTCTTCCTTTAGGTTTGCTCCTTGATGTGCTAGCTCTATGCTCTCTAGGTTCTCTAGCTCTTTCTCTAGGTTCTCTCTATATCCCTTCAAGAGCTTCTTTCTCTTATCTTCATCAGTAATAGAGGAAAGAAGACCATCCGTCTTAGACTCTTCTGCTCCACCCATCTTCCCCATCGTTACTCCAGCATCAAGGATGAGTTTCACAAGCCTGATGTGTTGGTCAACGGTGAGAGAGTGAGGGAAGTACATCACTTGCTCGTAGAGGTTCCTCAGGGCCTCGTTCCCGATGGTTGACCACAACTGAGACTCCCTGTCCCTACGGAACATGGGGTCCGTCCTGCGGACCTCGTATAGCTCCACGAACTGCCAGAACTCGTCCTGAGAGAAAAGGTATTCCTCACAGTGGTCCCAACTGCCCGGTGAGTAGCCAGCCCTCCGCATAAGCTCTCGTCCATTGACTCCGGGGGTACCATCCTCGTTGTACTGCCTCCGTGCTCCTTCCGGGTAGCGGTACTCCCCATGCACCATCTGGACATATGCGATGGCTGCTGCCTCAACGCCCATGAGCTTCTTCTGAACCTGTGTGGCCTTCCCTTTCCCCCGTGGGCGTCCCGGTGGCTTCGGATATGAAGGCTTGTCAATATCTGTACCCATAGTAGACAGTATAACACATGTTTCCCTCAATGCAAGGTCTTGTAATGAGGAGAATGTGTGCTATAGTGGTTCTACGGTAAACGAGTAAGGAGAAGCACGATGTTGAACAGTATGGCCTATTGTCCGAAGTGCGGTGGCATTCACATCTTCGAGGATGTGGAGATGGTGGGTGGCCCGGAGGGTATCATCGAGGATAACCCTACGTGCAAGGGGTTTACTCGGTTCGACCTTGAGGACGCGCACTTCGGGGTTACCAACGCGGAGAAGCTTGCCATGGCCCTCTATCGCACGTACCACAATGAGGACGAGGACGGTTGGACGTACATGGCCCGCGAGGCTAACGACGATGTGGTGAAGCAGTTCCGCGTCTTTGCCCTCATGCTGTGCAGCATGGCAGAGCATGACGCCCATGAGCATGGGATGGGGACGGTGTTCTATGGCCGACGCTGAGGCCAACGTCCTGCTCCGCAGCATGCAGGAAACGTTCGATGAGTGCATGGCTACGGCCAGACTCAAGAACCACGACTATGCTGGGGGTGGTGTCAACGAGGACCCATTCAAGAACTTCAGACGGGCACCTGATTTGGCGGGAGTGTCCGTTGAGCGGGGCATACTTGTCAGGCTGTCGGATAAGCTGTGCCGACTGTCGAACATTCTGGACGGCGAGGTACGTGTTGGTGACGAGCGTGTAGTTGACACCATCATGGACGCCATCAACTACCTTGCCATCATGAAGGCATACCTCGAAGAGGAATCTATCATTTCGAGGCGAAACGATAGGATTACGGAAGGAGCGATAAGATGATTGCACTCACAGCCATCCCAGCGGAGCAGAGGGTTTTCATCCTCCAGTGTCTCCAGAATGATGTCATCAGTGAGGATGAGGCTCGCACGATGCTGTTCTCTGGCGCGGAGCCGCGCACCAAGACTCCAGCCAAGAAGCCTGTAACCAAGTGACCATCGTGGGGGTGGATATGGTTTCGACATGGGGTAGAGCCGAAGTGCAGCCCCGTGGACGCCGGTTCGATTCCGGCCACCTCCACCACATATCAAAGGTTATGCGCTAACATTGAATACAGAGGGGACTAGCTCAATGGTAGAGTACGCGGCTCTGGACCGCGTGATGAGGGTTCAACTCCTTCGTCCCCCGCCAATCCCTCCGAAAGGAAAGAGCAATGCCGCAGGCATCCGATTTTGTAGAAACAGAGGCCATTCCTAACGGAATGCCTCAGGGCGACACCTCCGGGCCGCAGAACACCAACTGCCCCATCTGTGGGACTCCTGTAGGTAAGATGGTAGTGACGAGTAGGTTGCCAGTACAGAGGGAAGACGGCCTGTGGGGGCATGTGTTCCTAGCCGCGCATCCGCATTGTGCCTTCAT